CGTCTACCTGCCTTTGACAAACCTGATTGGAATCTACAAGCGTTCCAAAGAAGATTTGGCCTTCTCAAAAGGTATTTTTCTTCAAAAAACGAGTGAACGCCAACCCTTTATCATTGGGGTTTCAGGGAGCGTTGCGGTTGGAAAATCTACCACTAGCCGTTTACTTCAAATCCTGCTGTCGCGAACCTTCGAAGGCTCGACAGTAGAATTGGTGACAACGGATGGCTTTCTCTATCCAAATGCTATCTTAAAAGAACAAGAGATCCTCAATCGAAAAGGATTTCCAGAAAGCTATGATATGGAATTGCTCCTTGATTTTCTTAATCAAATCAAAAACAACAAGAGCGTAGAAATCCCTGTCTATTCCCACGAAATATACGATATTGTTCCAGATGAGAAGCAAACCATTTTACCAGCTGATTTTGTCATTGTAGAAGGGATCAATGTCTTTCAAAATCCGCAAAATGACAGTCTCTATATGACCGATTTCTTTGATTTTTCAATCTATGTGGATGCCGCGGTCGACGATATCGACTATCTGCTTGCGCTGAAAGAGGAGCGGCAGCAGGACGCGCTTAATCTTTTCGGGAAAGCCCCTGAGAGCGACGAGACGGCCAAGGAAGGAGCGGTAGGCAAAAAGGGCGTGAATGTACCACCCGAGGGCGGTGAAGCTGAATGAGCGGCATAGGCGACGCGCTGAACCGGTATTTAAGCACCGTCCGGAGAATCGAAGAGCACAGAGAGCAGAGCGCCGTGAAGGATCTCAAAAAGCTTTATCGGCAGCTCATGAAGGAAATCGGCGAGCGTGTCGCTGAATCGTACGCGAGGTACGCGGATCCGGAAACGGGGGCGATTGACTATGCTGTGCTGCATCGTGACGGCATGGACGCAAGGCTCTTGGAAGAGATCATGCGGAGCACCGGCATCGCGTCCCTCGAGGAGAGCCGTATCATAGAGCAGCTCGCCAAAGGGAGCTACGCAAAATGCTATGACGGCATGGTGTCAGCGGTGCAGCGCGCTGCGACCGATGATGCTTTGCAGGAGAGCCTCCAGACAATCCGCGCGGTCGCGCCGGAGGTAATCGCGGAAGCGGTGCACAACCCCGTGAATGGCCTCACGCTTGCCGACCGGTTGGAGAAAAAGCGCGGAGAAATCATCTACGGCATAAAGCAGTCAGTCGGCGTGGGGTTAAGCCAGGGCGACCGCTACGACACGATGACACGGCGCATAGCAGAGACCCTTGCGGGCGCAGACGGCGCAGGCGGGTATTACGGCAAAGCGGTCCGCATCGCGAGGACTGAGGCGCACAGAGTCAGAGAGGCTGGAAACAATGACGCAGCGGTAATGATACAGGAGAAAGCCGCTCCTGCGGGCTATCAGATGCTGAAACGCTGGAATACCATGAAAGATGAGCGCGTCCGGCCAAACCGCAGATATAAGACAAAGCACGGGTGGAAGAGCGGCAAGCCCGGCTTTTACAATCACGCTGCCATGGACGGCGTAGAGATCCCGCTCGATGAGGATTTCAAGCTTCCCTCCGGTGCAAGCGGCCCCGCGCCCGGCAAAATGGGAGTCGCGGGAGAAGACATCAACTGCCGCTGCTTTTTGACCTACCGGATGGAGAAGACGACGCGTGAGTCTTGGCAGGAAAGCTTTGAGGCTGGGGCACAGAAATACAGGAGGCTGGATCGGGAAGAAGGGGAGGTGTATACGCAGAGGAGTGTGAAGGATCCGAATTGGGAAAAGCGGGTTGTGACAGATAGAATCGTGACTTATGCCTCCCCGGTCTATGTGTCAGAGCGCGTGAGTATTAAGTCCAAGGAGCTCCATATTTTTTATCAAGACACGAGAAAAGCTATGCAAATGTTTGGCGTTCCCTTGACAGAGATGCCGACGCTGATTATAGTGGCAGTAGACGAATTACATGACGCAGCAGGCGCGTATGACGCCGCGGATAATACCGTGAAGTACATCTGGGACCGGGACAATGTTTCGCCAGAAGAGCGGTTGGGTGTGATTATTCATGAAATGTGGCACCGACGCCAGGCATATGACGCTGTTCGAGAAGGCTGGACAATAACACATGAAAACAAGAGCGCTTATATTGCTTGGCTTGCAGAAAAGTGTCGAAAGAGGATGGAGCGTTTGGGTGTTACTGATGCCGAACAAGCCGCAAAGATTAGCGGATATGCACGCAGGATGTTTCTAATAAGTCGCTTTGACGAAATAGAAGCGGAATTTGAGACGAAGAATGCGCTGGAATCAGCAGCGACGCAAAGACGCATAAAGCGGGAAAGGAGGTTTGCATGATTATTAAGTTCACCGAAGAAGAGGAGCGATTGTTTGATAAAGTCATGCCCTACGCCGCTAAAGGAGGGGGGATTCGCCCGGATGCGCCTCCGGAGATTCAAGCTATCCATGCAAGACTTGTTGAGATAACCAACCAATATCTGAGCCCGTATTCGATACCTGAGCACCGGGACACAGCGAAACCAACTAAATAACAGCAACAAAAGCACAGTCATAACGGCTGTGCTTTTTTGATGCACTGGTGGGCGCACCGGCGGACACTCCGGAAGGTGGGGAAGAGGCGCGCACTCCGAAAAACACAAGTGGGCTATCGAAGATAGCACTCAGAGAGGAGCAGTATGAAGAAGACGAAACTGGATGAACTTTTGAAGAGCGGAGCGGTCACAGAGGAGGAGTATAAGGACCTCCTGCCGACCTGTGAGGATGACACTGGAGAGCCGGACGGCGAAGAGTCGAATCCGGAGGACCCGCTCGCGGGACTTGATGAGAAGACGCGGGCAGCTGTCGAGAAGATGCTGCAGTCGGAGCGAGACCGCGCGGCGAACCGTGTCGGCAACGCAAAGAAGAAGGAACTCGAGGACAGCAAGCGGCAGTACGAAGAGCTGAAAGCCACTCTGGAGGAGCTCAAGAAAGCGAAACTCACCGAGGATGAGCGGAAGGAGCTCGAGCGGAAGGAGGCTGCAGACAAGCTTGCCGCGCAGCAGAAGGAATTCGCGGAAATGAAGAACCGCTACCTCGCAGCGCAGGAGCTGAAAACCGCAGGCCTCGACATCGCGGACGATATCGTCTCTCTGGTGCTCGGCGCGGACGAAGACGACACGAAAGCGCGCGTCAAGTCCTTTGCTGCTCTCATCGACAAGCTTGTCGCCGATAAGGTGAAAGCGCGCTTCCAGAGCGGAGGCGGCGAGCCGAAAAAGGGCGGCAGCGCAGTGGACGCCAAGGGCAACCCCTGGGCGAAGGGAAACATCAACTACTCGAAGCAGATGGAAATTTTGGCGACAGACCCTGAGAGAGCAAAGGCTCTCATGGCAGCGGCTGACGCCACCTAATGAAGGGAGATTAGATAAATGGCACTTACGAAGTTTGCAGACATGGTAATCGTACCGGAGAAATTTACGAGCTATGTGAACGAACGCACGGCGAAGCTTTCGGCGCTCATTCGCTCCGGCGTTGCAGCACCGAATCCGCAGGTTGCGCAGGTGATTAACGGCACGCCTGACGGCGGCAACATGGTTGTGATGCCGTTTTACAACCCGCTCGACGGTGAGGATGAGGTCTTTGGTGAGGATCCGCTCACTCCGGACGGCGTGAAGACGGGAAGCGAGCGCGCCACGCTTCTGATCAGACAGAAGTCTTGGAGCTCGACTGCCCTTGCTCACGTGAAGGGCGGCTCGGACCCGATGGCAGCGATCATGGACTTGACGGCCGACTGGTGGCTTGAGAGAGAGCAGGGAACGCTCATCAGCGAGCTGAAGGGGCTTTTCGATACGTCCGGCGCGCTGGCTACGAACCACCTGCTGGATATTTCGACGCAGTCCGGCACGGATGCTGTGATCGGCGTGGACGCAACCCTCAGCGCGAAGAACCTGATGGGCGACGCCTACAACAAGATCAAGGCCGTTGCGATGCACTCGGCTACCTTCACGGCTCTGCAGAAGCAGCAGAAGATTGAGACGGAGTACTCGAGCGACCTCAAGGTGAAAATCGATTACTATCTCGGCTACGAGGTAATCGTGGATGACACGATGCCGGTGAACTCCGGCGTATACGACACCTATTTCCTTGGCGCAAGGGCTTTCACGAGAGAGACCGGGGCGCCGAACGGCCTTAAGCTGGTCGAGACCGATCGCGACACGCTCGGTGCCAAGGACATCCTCATCAACCGAAAGGCTTTCGTGCTGCATCCGAATGGCGTCTCTTTCACGGGCAACCCGACGAAGGCATACGCGGAGAATTCTGACCTTGCGACGGCAAGCAACTGGAAGCTGGTGAAGGACGCAAAGAACGTCCCGATCGTGTGCCTCCGCCACAAGATTTGAGGTGAGCCATGAGCGCGACATTTTTCAACCTGCGGCGGCGACAAGCCGCTGCGCGCCGCGCGGCTGCGGAGGCTGGGGCTGAGAGTCAGGTAGAGCAGCAGACCGCAGAGCAGACCGCAGAGCAGACCGCAGAGCAGACTGCGGCACCGGCAGGCAAGAAGAGGGGTAAGGCAAAGGGATGATTCAGCTCACAGCGGCAAATATCGAGGCGATGGGATACCAAAAAGGCGACCTCGCAGAGGGCAGAGAGCTGGATTTTGCCGCTGCGCTTGACTGGCTCAGCGACAACACGGATTTCCGGATAACCGACGGCAGCATTACGGAGGTGGCGGCACTGCCGCCCTCTGTGCGGCTTTTTATCCTGAAATTCATGGAAATCATGAGCTCCGGCGGTACTCTGTCCGGTGTCAGCTCCGAGTCCATCGGCGGGATGTCCAAAAGCTACGCGGTTGCAAGCGACATGAGCGGCGCGCTGATGCTGCTCATCCGGCAGCTACTGCGTGGGCACTACACCGGCGGCGTAAAGATTTCCATGCCGCGGTCAAGGTGGGTGTGATGGCGGTAACCTACGAGACGAAATTCAATCTTTTGCCTGACATTATCGAGAATGTGAATGCGCTCTCCGGCCGGTCGGTGTCAATCGGCGTTTTTGACGGCGAGCAGGCGTATATCGCAGGCATCCATGAGTACGGCTGCCGGATACCGGTAACCGAAAAAATGCGAAAATTCCTTGCACGAAAAGGACTGCACCTGAAAGCGACTACGACAGTAATCGTGATCCCGGAGCGGCCCTTTTTGCGCTGTCCGCGTGTTCATCCTCGTCCATGCCGAGGCGATCCATGATGCCCGCGATGCGGTCGGAGGCAAAGAGACGCAT